ATTTGGATTTGTTAGCGAAGGCTCAACAAAGCGTAAGGAGATCCTTGCTAAGTTTCTCGACCTTGAAATCTTTGACGAAATGCACAAAGCAGTCAAGAAAGACTCGGCTGAGATGAGAGGCAAAATCAAACATCTGAACTCTGTCGATTGGGAGAGAAAACTAAAGAGAGCTTTGTCTGAGTATTCTGAAATCTTGGAAGAAATTAAAGACAAGGAAGAGCAATGCGAAAAGAATGACTTGAGAGTATCCGCACTCAAGAAAGAAATGGAACTAATCAATTCTCAAGTAGTTGCAGCTTCTCAAAAAGACATTGACATTGATAGTCTTAAAAGACAACTTAAAAGGGTCAAAAACGACCTCTCAAGAGCCGAGAGCGAAGTAGGTAGCCTACTTACCCTCCGAGAAGAGAAAGAGGAAAAAATGGCCACTATTGAGGCTTCTATAGAGTCTCTTGCTCAAGCCTCAATTCTTGCCGAGGAAAAACTTGAAGTTCTTGAAGAGAGAAAGGCTCACGTCAAAAAGAAGACAAGAGAACTGGAATCTCTCAAGAGAAAGCAAAAGAGTCTCCGGTCAAAAATTGACCTCCTACACGATCATGAGTACGACCCAGACTGCGAGTTTTGTCGAAACAATGAGTTTGTAAAGCAGGCAGAACAAGCCAAGAATGACATCGTTGATGTCGAGACCGGAATTGAATTTGCAGAAGCTGACATAAGTACTACTCAAGATCTAATAAAATCTTTCGGAGAAGGTTATCTTTTGAATGACGTTTCTAATTTTAGCAAGGCTGAAAAGAACTTGAATAGTTTGGGTAGTGAAATTGAAAATCTGTCTCTCAAGATCAAGAATGCCGAAGCACAGATTGAAGTGGCTAAACATAAGATACCGAAGATCCAATCCGATATTAATTACTACAACGAAAACATTGAGGCTTACGAGAACCTGTCTTCGCTTCGTCGAGATTTGTCTGCTATCAAGAAAACTCTTGATATTAAAGATAGAGATTGTAAGAAGTGTCGCAAAGAGTTGTTGGAGTTAATGTCTGAGAAGGGCTCGACTAAAAGAACCATAGAAGAAGCTCGAGAAGGAATTCAGAGAGTTAAAGAGGCTGAAAGAGACTACATTGCTTACGACTTGTTTGCCCAAGCGACGCATGCCAATGGTATCTCTTATGAGGTTATTAAGTCAATGCTTTCCATTATCAACGCTGAAATTGCTTCTGTGCTTTCTTCTATTGTTGATTTCGAGGTTCTTATCGATAACGATGGTGATAGCCTTGAAGTTTATCTGAAACACCCTAAATACGATCCTCGACCTCTTTCTATGGGTTCTGGTGCGGAAAAGACAATTGCTTCAATGGCTGTTCGCTTAGCACTAACTTCTGTTTCTTCTTTGCCTCGCTCGGACTTCTTCATACTTGACGAACCAGCAACAGCATTGGATGCGGAGCACATGGAAGGCTTTGTGAGACTCCTTCAAATGATTAAGTCACATTTCAAGACTGTTTTGTTAATCACTCATCTCGAGAACCTCAAAGATGTTGTCGATACAACAATTGAGATTGATAAAGTTGATGGATATGCTCAGGTCAAATTGTGATTTGAAAGACTATTTAGTCTCAAAAAGGAGACTTATTTATGTCACTCAAAGATGAAATGGCTGAAAAGCTAGCAGGAATTGACTGCAAAGAAAAGATCAAAGATACCTTAGCGGAGCACAAAGATGACATCGCTAAGGCTCTTTATCTTGAAAGAAAAGATAAGGGCATTCTCGACGCCTTACAGGAGAAGGTTGTTTCACGAAAGCTTCTTGTTTTCGGTGTTGCTACTGCTCTTTTGTATTGGGGAATGGGACTTGATGCTGATACATGGGGAATGATTGCAATGACCTACATTGGTGGTCAAACTGCAATTGACTTCGCAAAAGTTTGGAAAGGCTAATGAAGTATTGGCTTTGGCTAAAAAAGAACTGGAAATGGCTCCTTAGTGCTCTTTGCACTTTGGGGCTTTCCGTGCTTGTGGTTCGTGCTAGAAAAGCCAAGGATAGTGCAACTCTGGCAGACATTAAAAAGAAAGAGTTGGAAGCCGTCGAAAAGTCTTCGGACATCTTGAAAGACGGAACAGACGAGGCAACAAAAGTTTTTGCCGAAACTGTCAAGAATAGCATAGAAGAAGCAAAAAGAAAGACTGAGATTGCCGAGAACAAAAGAGAAGAAAGAATAGATGAGCTAACAAGAAACTCAGATGAGATAGACAAGACCCTTAGAGACTTAGGTGTGAAGGAGTTGAAATGATTTTTCTCTTATCCCTAGCTTTTGCTGAACCTCAATACCAAAAACTTAATGCTGGTGATGTAGCCTCATTTGATGGTCGTCTTCTTAATGATGAGGCGATAGCAACAATGATTTCTCAATGCGAGTTCAATGTTGAACAATGTGACATTCAAAATGATTTGCAATGCAACATGGACAAAGCAAAGATGAAATATGATTTCGATATTCTTAATGCGAAATACAAATCATTAGAATATAAGCATGAAACATTAATGAAACTCAAAGATGAAGAGATCGAAATTCTACAGAAGCACTCCAATATTAATAGATCTTTCTGGGTTTTTGTTGGAGGTTTTACTTTAGGGACGGGAGCATCCCTAGTAACATATTATACAGTAAGGAACACACAATGAAGATTACTAGCGAAGACTTAAGAAGAATTATCAAAGAAGAACTTGAAACAGTTTTGGATGAGGACTATTCATTCCTCACCGATATGACACCAAGTGATGCTCTTGCGTATATTGAAGAGAACCTCAACGGAAGGACTTGGGTGTTTTGGGATCTCGAGTCAATTGGCTTTAAGGGGCAAATAACTCAATACGGAGCACTTGCATATACGATAGCTGATGTAGCAGGGCCTGCTCCACAAAAACCTTCATCTGTTTTTGAAGTCAACGTTAAATTAAGTCCAGAGACCTTAGCACAGTCCGAGAGAGAAGAGGCTCTTATCGCTAGAGCAGACGAGATATATAACGCTGAAATTGCTGCGTATGAAGCCGAAGAAGAGGTCTCAGAGGACTTCACGACCATTCGTAGATGGAAGAGAGCCCAAGAGGAAGGTGCTCCCTATACGGTGCAGGACATGCTTAGATATACGCATTACGAACCTACACAAAACGATGTGGACGAAAAGGAAGCCTTACAACAATTTGTCGACTGGTTTGTCGGTCTCGAAGGAACATTGGTTTCTGTAGGGCACAATATAGTAAGTTTCGATAGAAAGAGGATCATCGAAGAAGGAAGACGTCTCGGAGTTGACACAACAGCTTTCGAAGACATCGACGTATTCGACACGGTTAAGTTTCAACGAGGCTTGTTTAAAGAGATCGCTCAGTTCATGATGGAGAAAGGTGACGAGAAGATGGCCCGTTTCTTCAAAGAAACCGAAAAGAAAGTCAAAGGCGAAATCAAAAAAGTTAAAAGATTCAATGGAAAGCTTCAACAAATGATCGATGTTTATGGTCCGGGACCTGATTATGTTCAGTTGCATACAGCAGCAGATGATACCAAGCAATTGGTAACCGCATTCTTTAATATCTACCAAGATGTCAAGAGATTAGTACAAGACCCTGAAATTGGAGACATGGATCAACACATAAGAGTGTGGAGAGCAAAGAAAGAAATGGGTCTCGGAAAAGACGAAGGCCCTAGAAGCCGAAGAGGCATCAGCAAGAGAATATCAAAATTCAGAAGAGACTAATGGAGGTTTAATGAAAAATAATGATCCTGACTACATCGCAAAACTTGAGAGAGCGATAGCAGAGAAATATGGAAAAGAGGCGGTAGCTCACCCGAAAGCAGAATGGGATGAGGAAAAAGAAAAGGAATACCTAAAAGAACTCAAAACAAATTACCGATACGTCAATGAAGAACAAGAGAAGGAAGAGGTCGGTGGAGTTTTAATCTCAAAGGAACTACTTAATAGAGAAACGAAACGCTCTTGTCCTGTTTGCAATACTTACTCTTTTAAATCTGTCGACGACCTTTACATGACAAAATTTGAATGTTGTTTTAAGTGTTATATCCAATGGATCGAAGGGCGAGAAGAAAGATGGAAATCTGGATGGAGACCAAATAAATGAGTAAAGAAACTTTAGAAATTATCCAAGGCCTAGCACAAGCTGCTGCAAATGCTTGGGATGGAGCACATATGGAAAACTATGCTCTCGATGGACAAGTCCGAAAAACAGGGCTTATGAGAGAACAAGGCATTCCTTTGCTTGACAAAAGAGTTATCGATGGCTTTAAGGTTAAGTTTTACGGTGACAGCATGGTAATCAATTACCAATCTGATGTTGTTATGAAGGAAGTTAAAGATGACGGATTCGAGAGTGAAATTGTAAGAACCATTAATGAAGTCAAAAAGTTTCTTCAAAAAGAATACAAGTCAATCACAGGTAAGTCGGTGTCCCTAACAGCTAAAGGAGAGCCTCAAATTCTCATCCAAGCTACATCTCGTGTTCGTACTTTTGTCCAAGCCTATCAGCATTACAAAATAGGTGGCATTCAAGCAGAGCAGATCGGAGAAGCTTCAAAGGATACTGTTCGAGACATTACAAAAAAGTTTTTAGAACAAGCGAAAGCAAAACGACCTAATAACGAATTCATTAAGCCATCCGACAATCAAAAAAAGTAGGTGACGAGTGAAGCTTACCAAAAAAGAAATTGTAAGCGAACTTGTTAAGTGTGGAAAAGATCCACAATACTTTATCGACAACTATTGCAAGATTTCGCACCCACTGAAAGGCCAAATCCCATTCAAGACGTTTGACTATCAGAAAGACTTGCTTAAAGATTTCAATGATTATCGTTTCAACGTCATCCTAAAAGCACGACAGCTTGGTATTTCCACCATCTCTGCCGCCTACGTTGCTTGGTTCATGTTGTTTCATCGAGAAAAGAATGTTTTGGTTATTGCAACCAAACTATCGACAGCAACGAACCTTGTGAAGAAAGTTAAAATGATCTTCAAAAATCTTCCTTCCTTCATGTTGATTGCAAAGATCACCGTAGATAACAGACAGTCGTTCGAACTATCAAACGGTTCTCAAGTAAAAGCCGCATCAACATCTGGAGACGCTGGTCGTTCTGAAGCATTGTCTCTCCTTATTGTGGATGAGGCTGCTTTCGTTGAAGGTTTCGATGAACTATGGACTGGTCTCTATCCTACGCTATCAACAGGGGGTCGTTGCATTGCCCTGTCAACTCCTAACGGTGTCGGTAATTGGTTCCACAAAACATACACAGAAGCAGAACTTGGCTCTAACGACTTCCACCACATCAAACTCATGTGGGATGTTCACCCTGATCGTGATCAAGCTTGGTACGACAAAGAGACCAACAACATGTCCAAGCGAGAGATTGCACAGGAATTAGAGTGCTCTTTCAATGCTTCGGGCGAAACGGTCATCAACCCAGAAGACCTCCAGCTTTTACACGGAAATCTTCGAGACCCCATCTATAGAACAGGATATGATCGCAACTTTTGGATCTGGGAGAGATTTCAAGATGGAGTTCCATACCTACTCTCAGCAGACGTTGCAAGGGGTGATGGTGCTGATTTTTCCTGCTTTCATGTCATTAGGGTAGATACTATGACTGTAGTGGCAGAGTACCAAGGAAAGCCCGATTTAGACCTCTACTCACGCATTTTATTTGATGCTGGTTATGAGTATGGGGCATGCCTGCTTGTAGTTGAAAACGTTGGGGTAGGCATCGCTGTGCTCGAAAAACTCAAAGACCTAGAGTATCCCAAGCTATACTACTCGATGAAGTCGACACACGAATACGTTGAAGCTTACCTAGCAGAACATGACGATAGAGCGGTTCCGGGCTTTACGACATCATCAAAGACAAGACCACTAATCGTGGCCAAATTGGAAGAGTACGTTAGAAACAAACTAATTACTATGCACTCCAATAGAGTTTTTCTTGAATTGAAAACTTTCGTTTGGGTTAATGGCAAGCCTCAGGCTATGCGTTCTTACAATGATGATTTGGTTATGTCTTTGGCTATTGCCTGTTGGGTTCGAGATACCGCCCTAACTGAAAACGAAAAAGACATGGCATATAAGAAGGCAATGCTGGGAGGAGTATTCAAAAGCACTACGACAATGAATACGCAAATACAAGGCCAAAAATTCTACAACGAGACATTCCAAGAAAAACACCAAGAGGAGATACAAAAAACAAAAGAATTTTTGTGGATATACAAAGGATAAAGAATGGCTCGCAACGAAAGAAACCCGAATAACAATCAGAACGATTTATTTAAAACACTGACGAGATTGTTTTCTGGACCGATAACACAAAGAAGAACTCAGTCGGGACGACAACTGAGACGAAGACATCTTGATATTTATGCCAAACGTTTTAAGTCAGCATCAGGACAACAATTCAAGAAGACCGAATACAACCCAATGAACATCATGACGCTCAACATGATCTCGAACAGAAACCGAGCAGAGCGTTATATAGATTTTGATCAAATGGAGTTTACACCGGAGATAGCCTCATCTCTTGACATTTATGCTGATGAGATGACCACTCACTCTTCCCTTACTCCAATGTTGCATATCAAATGCCCCAATGACGAAATCAAATACGTTCTCCATTCTTTGTACTACAATGTGATGAACATCGAACACAACCTCTTTGGTTGGGCAAGAACCATGTGTAAGTATGGCGATATGTTTTTATATTTGGATCTCGACGAAATCAAGGGGCTACAAGGTTGCATCGGAATACCATCACAGGAAATCGAAAGACTAGAGGGCGAAGACCCAACTAATCCGAACTATGTTCAATTTCAATGGAACAACGCCGGTCTCACGTTGGAGAACTGGCAGATAGCTCACTTCCGTATTCTTGGCAACGACAAGCATGCTCCTTATGGAACAAGCGTTCTAGAGCCTTCGAGACGAATCTGGAGACAGCTTACCCTACTAGAAGATGCTATGATGGCTTATCGTATTACTCGTTCTCCTGAGCGTCGCGTATTTAAGATCGATGTAGGTGGTATCGCCCCTCAAGATGTAGAACAATACATGCAGAAAGTAATGACTCAAATGAAGCGACACCAAGTTGTTGATCCAAGCACAGGACGCGTAGATTTGCGTTATAACCCTCTCTCTATTGAAGAGGACTACTTTGTACCCATTAGAGGAGGACAGTCCTCAACGGAGATTACCAACCTTCCTGGAGGTCAATTCACAGCACAGATAGAGGACGTGAAGTATCTTCGAGATAAATTATTTTCTGCTCTCAAGGTCCCGCAGTCATACCTCTCAATGGGAGAAGGAGCGGGGACAGAGGATAAGACAACCCTCGCACAAAAAGACATCAGATTCGCGAGAACAATACAAAGATTACAACGAGTTCTCATTTCAGAGTTAGAAAAGATTGGTATCGTTCACCTTTACACTTTAGGCTATAGGGACGACGACTTGCTTAACTTCAAGCTTTCTCTGAACAATCCTTCCAAGATTGCTGAGATGCAAGAGCTTGAGCATTGGAGTACTAAGTTCGACATCGCAGGAGCAGCGACAGAAGGCTTCTTCTCTCGACGTTGGATCTCCGAGAACCTATTGGGACTATCTCAAGACGAATACCTTAGAATGCAAAGAGAGATGTTCTCTGACAAGAAATTCATG